ATAATGCAAGCGGGAGAACTGGTTACCCGTGGTCTTGAAAAAGGTATAGATTATTTTGATCCGGCGCAGCAGTATATGTTTGGCGATGCTGGCATTGGTGTTCCTCAATTAGATTCTAGCGGGAATGTTATTCCTGAGATTGACATGGGCTTTGCTAGAGCTTTGGGTGCAGATCCAAATCGACGGGGTATGATTGCGGGATCAGACAATCAGGTAGCTAACTATATAGGAGGTGTCGCGGACGATATTCAAGCAAACAAAGAACAGGTTCTTGAAGATATTAAAGACACCTCGGCTGGTCAGGCAAAGAACCGAGACATCTTTGGAACTGGAAGCTTTGGTCCCGATCCAATGGCTCTCTTCTCTGAAATCGTGTACGGCGTTCCTACTACAGCGGCTATCGTCGGGACTTCTATGTTTAACCCTGTTGCTGGTATGACTCTTGGTGCAACGATGACTACAGGGGAACTTGTTACTGAGATTGAAAACAGGATGGATTCGAGGATTGCTAACGGAGAATTTGGTCCTATTAGCAAAGATCAAGGTGAGCAGTTAAAAAATGATTATGTTCAGCAGATCACGCCTTACGCGGCTAGTTTAGGTGTGGTTGAAGGTGCAACCTTTGGGTTAATGAATAAAATACCGGGCAAAGCAAAATATGTGGCTCCTTTATTAGAAGGAGGTTTTAGTGAGGGGGTCGGTGAAACCACCCTTGCAGAATCTGTTCTTGCGGGTGACGGACAAAATATGGTGTTCACTCCCACGTTTGATCCGGAAGGTGCAGCCGTAGGTACGGCTCTTGGTGGAGTGGGGTCTGTTATGGCTTCGCCCCCAGGATTTAATTCTAACGCAGTTAAATCCGTTACGGAAGGCGGCTCAAATAACTCTGGGATTGCATCAGATGGCACGGTCACCGGACCAGATGGTGGGCCGATTACGGACCCGTCTGGAAATGTTATGTACGGTTCAATCTTAGATCCAACGTTAAGTCCTACTGCGGGTAAGATAGCAGATTCATCTGTTGAGACTGCGTATGACATTGACGGAAGTGCGATTGATCTTTCCGGTTTTGCTCAAGGACCTATCGTAACGCCTCGAGCGGATAACAACGCGCAAATTACAGATCAAACTACTATGATGGAGCAGGAAGCACGGCTGAAGTCTATGAGTGACGGTTCAGCGTTGCTATCTGAGATGATCTTGGACGATGCTTCTCTTGAGCAGTCTGCAACAACAGGTAACGTTGTTGAGTTAGCTTCTAAACTAGAGCTTCCTATGAACGACGCGATTGAGGTTGCTTCAGAGGTATCTGAAAGAGCAGCGCGTGAAAAAGCGGATATGCTTGGTTTAATCGCTAGTGACGAAGTTTCTAAGTCAGGAAGCATAAACGAGGACACTCTTGCCGAGATCAACTCAATGTTGTCAGAAGAAATGGCAGCGGATGTTATTGAACAGGCTAATGCAGCGGAAAATATAGATGGTCAAACGGCCCTCGATCTTTTCTTAGAAAATGACATAAATGAAGCCACGGCTAAACGTCAGCAAGCGGAAGCAGCAGCCCGTGAAACAGCAAACGCCCAACTTCTTTCGTCCATGAGTGGGATTGAACTTGCTCCTATGGCTCCCGAGGTAAATAATGCGCCTCCTTCAGTTCTCTCAGAAATTTCTGATCAGCAGGCTCAACAAAACTATGAGGCTATACAGGCTCAAGAACTGGCATATACCCAGACTTTAACGGAAACTGGGGATGCAATGGCAGCGGAAGCAGCGGGGAACGCAGCATATGAAAACGTTGTGGCTCCAAAACTTAACACTCCTGAGATTGACGGGTCTGTGACTGTAGATAATGTCGTTCCTTTTAAACCGGAGATTGGTAACGTTGCGTCACTGTACGATATTGATGCTCCAAACATTCCAGTGAACATGGATCTCCCCATGGTTGATACTACTTCTCAACCCGTTGATACTCGTCGCCCTGACATGCTAGGTGTTCAGCCTTCAATAGACGCGCTTCCTAACATTGAACCGACTTTGTCGGAGTCGGCTGCGTATTTACGAAGCATTATCGGTGACGGAAAGTCTCAACTTGGTGAAGGCACGGTAGTAGAAAACGATCTACAAACAATCTTTACGGAAGTTGAAGTTCCAGAAAGCACTTCTGTCGATACTCGTCGCCCTGACATGCTCGATGTCCAACCCGCTGCTCCAACCGAGGTAAACCTAGCGAACACTGAGGTGGTAATTCCGAACAATACCGAGATAGCTAACCCACCCGAGGGCGTTACGATCAATATCGAAGACGATGTTGCAGGAATGAAGACGGTAGAAGAAGTTCCAAAACTTCTAACAGACGAAACTGTCAACAATGTTGCAGCAGAAGTCCCTGTGGAAACTGTTACAAATACTAACAACCCGTTTGTTCCGTATAATACTGCGTATGTTCCTCCAGAGGGAGACGATAACGATGATCCTGTGACTCCAACGTTTACTGAAACAGATGACGGGGTAACCGTTGGTCTACCTGTAGACACGGGCGGCGGCACTGTAGCTCCTGCTCTTGGCGTAAATGTTTCTGGTGATCCTGTTATGGAATGTCCAGAAGGGTACGAGCTTGTGGATGCACCTAACGGTCCTACCTGTGTTAAGATCGAAGAGTCGTATCGATTACGAGCGGGTGCAGGTACTAGACCATACACAGGGCAGACTATACGTCCTGGGGACACGGGCCCCGGACAACGAAGACAACAATACGATAGAAGGACCTATACGGCGGCTACATCTAAATGAACTTACAAGCACTACCAGAAGAAGCGTTAAAAGAAATCTTGGCCTTAACCGAGGCCAAGAAACGCATGGATTTAAGGGAAGAGGCTCACGAAAGCTTCATGCCCTTTGTCCACCATGTGTATGATAATTTCATCGAGGGCCGTCATCACCGGATTATTGCCGAAAAACTTGAACGTGTTGCGCGAGGAGAACTCAAGAGATTGATTATCAACATGCCTCCGCGTCATTCGAAGTCTGAGTTTGCATCCTACTTGATGCCTGCTTGGTTTCTAGGTAGAAATCCTAAATTAAAAATCATCCAAGCTACGCACAACACTGAGTTGGCAGTGCGATTTGGACGTAAAGTGAGGGATTTAATCGATGACCCTGAGTACAAAACTATATTTCCGGATACAAATCTTAAAGAAGACAACAAAGGAGCGGGTACTTGGGGCACGGACAAGGGTGCGGAGTATTTTGCGGCGGGTGTGGGCGCTGCCATCACGGGTCGTGGCGCGGATTTACTCGTCATTGATGACCCGCATTCGGAACAAGATGCGTTAAGCTCCACTGCATTCGACCATGCATACGAATGGTACACCTCTGGACCTAGACAGCGTCTACAGCCGGGTGGTGCGATCATAATTGTTATGACCCGTTGGGGTAAGAAGGATTTAACAGGCAGATTACTGGCCCAACAGGGCAGTGATGTCATGTCTGACAAGTGGGAAGTTGTAGAATTTCCTGCAATTATGCCTAGTGATAAGCCGTTGTGGCCTGAGTTCTGGGAAAAAGATGCGCTTTTATCTATCAAAGCGTCTTTGCCCGTGGGAAAATGGAACGCTCAGTGGCAGCAGAACCCCACAGGGTCTGAATCTGCTATTATCAAACGAGAATGGTGGAACCGTTGGGAAGAGGAAAAGATCCCTCGGTTGGATTATGTATTGCAGTCTTATGATACAGCGTTCTCCAAGAAAGAATCTGCCGACTATTCCGCAATTACTACTTGGGGTGTGTTCAAACCAGAAGAAGGTGGCCCAGATCACATTATTCTGTTAGACGCACAAAGAGGACGCTGGAATTTTCCAGAGTTAAAAGATCAGGCTTTCGAAGAATACGAATACTGGGAGCCGGACATGGTTCTGATCGAGGCAAAAGCTACAGGTACGCCTTTGATTCAAGAGCTAAGACTTAAAGGTATCCCTGCACTGGGGTTCTCCCCAGGTAAAGGGAATGATAAAATTAGCCGGATGCATATGGTAGCTCCTATGTTTGAATCAGGAATGGTATGGGCTCCGGACGATAAGAAATTTGCAGAAGAAGTCATTGAAGAAGTAGTTTCATTTCCCAATGGTGACAATGATGACTTTTGTGATAGTATGACTTTAGCACTAATGCGTTTTCGACAAGGCGGGTTCATTTCGTTAGACGGAGAAGACGATGGGGATGACTTCGTCCCTCGTAAACGGGAGTATTATTAATGGCCTTGCCACCACGCCCAATGGGCCCAGTTGATTCTGGAATTAGAATGGAAGATATGCTGCCTACAGAGGCGTCTGTCGATGTAGATGTAATGCAGCCAGAAGAATTTGAAGGCGGAGCCGAAGTTCTCGATGACGGTCAGGGCGGAGCTATTATCCAATCCTTGATGGAATCAATGGAAGGTGTTGAAGTTGAGATCCCTCTAGAACATGACGCCAATTTAGCAGAAGAACTGGACGAAGCCTACTTAGGTGAGTTGTCTTCGGATCTTCGCGCCTCATATGAGGATGACTTGGAGTCTCGTTCCGAGTGGGAAGAGGCGTATACTAAAGGTTTAGATCAGTTAGGTATTAAACAACAAGAGCGCACACAGCCTTTCCAAGGTGCGTCCGGTGTTACTCACCCGTTGATTTCAGAAAGCGTAACTCAATTCCAAGCACAAGCATATAAAGAGCTTCTCCCTTCGGGTGGCCCAGTTAAAACTCAAGTCTTAGGTCTGCAAGATCAGGCTCGAGAAGATCAGGCCACCCGAGTTAAACACTTTATGAACTATCAGATCATGGAAGTTATGGAAGAGTTCGATCCGGATATGGATCAACTGTTGTTTTATTTGCCGTTGTCGGGTTCTTGTTTCAAGAAAGTCTGGTTCGATAATTCTAAGCAACGGGCTGTGGCGCAGTTTATTCCTGCACAAGATCTTGTTGTTCCTTACGCCGCATCTGATTTAGCTACCGCTTCTAGGGTTACCCACGTCTTGAAGATGGATGCTAATGCCATCCGTAAAATGCAGATTGCAGGTATATACCGTGACGTAGAGTTAAGCACCTATGAAGGCGATGATGATGAGGTCCGTCAAAAAGTTGATGAGATCCAAGGCACGTCTAAGACATACATGGACGATGTCTACACTATTTTAGAGATGCATGTTGATTTGGACCTAGAGGGTTTTGAGGACATGTCTCCTACGGGAGAACCGACAGGTATTGCTCTTCCTTACATTGTTTCTGTTGACGAAGGCTCTGGTCATATTCTTTCTGTTCGCCGGAACTTCCAAGAGGATACTCCTTTAGCGAAGAAGCAACAGTATTTTGTTCATTATAAGTTTATGCCTGGATTAGGATTCTACGGCTTTGGTTTAATCCACATGATTGGTGGTTTGGGCCGCGCAGCTACAAGTATTCTTCGCCAGTTGATCGACGCCGGAACCTTGGCTAACCTCCCTGCTGGGTTCAAGGCTCGGGGTGTAAGGGTTCGCAATGACGATGAGCCCTTACAGCCCGGAGAATGGCGAGATATTGACGCTCCTGGTGGCAACATCAGGGATGCTATTATCCCGCTCCCGTACAAGGAACCTTCCGCAACCTTACAAAACCTACTTGGGACGCTCATAGAAGGCGGTAGACGCTTTGTTCAGCTTGCTGACCAGCAAACAGGTGATACCAACGCCAACGCCCCTGTAGGGACCACTGTGGCGCGTCTAGAGCGCGGCATGAAAGTTATGTCTGCGATTCACAAGCGACTGCATTACGCTCAGAAGCAAGAGTTTAGAGTTTTAGCTAGAATCTTTAGGGACAATCTTCCTCAAGAATATCCATATGATGTTCAAGGTGGAGATCGTATGATCATGGCTGCGGACTTCGATGATCGAATTGACGTAGTTCCTGTAAGTGATCCAAACATCTTCTCTATGGCGCAACGTGTAACTTTAGCTCAAACGCAGCTACAGTTGGCGCAATCAAACCCAGAGATGCACAACCTACATGCAGCATATAGACGTATGTATCAGGCACTAGAAGTACAAAACATAGATGAAGTTCTTCCTCCTCCTCCTCAACCGGAGCCGTTAGACCCTGCGATTGAGAACGCTAGGGCGTTGATGGGTGAAATACTTACAACTTTTCCAGATCAGGATCATGATGCCCACATCCGCATTCACTTAATGTTTATGCAGACTCCTTTGGTTTCTACTTCGCCACAGGTCATGGGTACGTTTTATGCTCATGTGATGGAACACATCTCTCAAAAAGCTCGTCAGATGGTTCAGTTCGAGATTGCTGGTATAATCCAACAGGCGCAAGCTTCTGCAAATACTGGTAAGATTGATCCTCAAGCTGCTCAAGCTCAGATTGCAAAAGTCCAACAGGATATGCAGAACCCTGCTGAAATGGAAAAACTAATCTCCATGCAGACAGAGCAGTTAATAACTGAAGTTATGCCTCAGATGATGCCGCAGGGTAACAGTCCAATGGACGATCCTCTTGTACAAATTCGTATGCAGGAACTTGATCTGAAGCAAAAAGACCTTCAGCGCAAGACTGAAGAGGATCAAGGACAGATGCTTGTAGAGCTCCAGAAAATGGAACAACGCGCTACTACAGACGCTGCAAGGATAGAAAGCCAAGAGGATATTGCGGAACAACGTAACGAAGTTAACCGCGAAAGAATCGATGTGCAGCGAGATAAGATGAACAGGGGGTAAGATGAGCAAGTTTAATGGGATTCGCTTATTTGCAGCAATGTTCTTTTTCATTGCTGTGGGAAACGCTGTCTTTGCTGATGATGATGTAATAAAAACGGACACTAACAGCACTGTTACGTCTACTGGTTCGATGGATACTACTGTTAAAAGTCCGCCGCCTTCTGCGATTTCTCCCCAGATTAGCAATAGTAACTCAGATTTATGCACGGTAGGTGTAGCTGGTGCTGTGCAGACACAGATACTTGGTATCTCAGCGGGGCGCACTGTCAGAGATATGAACTGTGAGAAACTAAAGAACGCCAAAACTATGTACGATATGGGCATGAAAGTTGCTGCCGTATCCGTCATGTGTCAGGACGAAAGAGTGTTTGAAGCCATGCTCAACGCGGGGACGCCCTGTCCCAAGGATGGGTTGGTGGGGGACAAAGCTAGGCTGGCATGGGAAATGCAAGCTGTTGATGATCAAATTAAATATGAACAGAACAACCCAATGAGAAAGATTTTCAATGAAGATGTTGAAACTAAATTGGGCTTGGGCGTTATTTTTAGCACTCTGGCCTTCTTATTCCTCATGTGATCCCTATAGCTATGGGGCAACAGGGAACGCGGCGTCCACAGCACTAAGCTGGGGGATGGGTTCTGTTCTGCCTGATGTCCCAGGGCTTGATATAAACGGTCTTCTTTACAGATACACCACTGTGAAAAACCCAGAGGATGATATGAAAGTTCATGTTAGCAATAAGAAGGCTAACGCAAGTGGCTATATCTTTCGAGAAACCGACGATTGGTCGGGAGTTCCCGGCAACACTATTGTCAAATCGTTTCCCCTCGCTAACATTCCAGCTACCCAATGGGGTGCAGGTTCGATTGATATCGAAGGCAAAGGCTCGGTCAAAAACGCTGTGGTTATATATAGCTATAGGCTCGACGAGTGCTTTGACCCGCAGTCCAACCCGAACTGTCCGGGGTATGTAAAGCCTATGCCTAAGATACCAGAGGTAAAAGTTTATGTAGCATTAGAAGATGATGCTGTAACCAATACATTAGAAGCGGACGAGTTTCAGTACGATGACGATGGTAATCTAATTCTTAGTGAAGAAGAAGAGGAAGAAGAAAGTAGAATTGAGATGGGTCTAACTGCATCTGCCAATGCGCTGACCCTATTTAAGACACAAGGACAAGATGATATTATCATGGCTATTAATCAACAGACTAATTTAACCATGTACTACAATGCATCTATCAATGGTGGCGTGTATGCTGATGCCCCCGGTCTTGCGGATTCAGAAATACCTGACAACAAGAAAGCCTTGCGTAATAACTTAGCACAACAGATACTGCACGATAAGATGGTCGATATGCAGTACAATAGATGAGGTTTAATATGATGAGATATTCTGTAGCAATACTTTCGTTAGTTGCATTTCCTGCAACAGCTAACGTTCAGATCACAGGTAGTGTAGAAGCTAAATGTGTTATTCAAACAACTAAAGCGGGTTCATATGGCAACCCGATTGCCAGTAAGTTGAGCACTACTCCTGCAGATGGAGGTGTACTGCCTATAATCCGGTATGACGTTTCAATCGCAGATTCTTACATAGCTAGTATAACACACCCGACAGCTTTTAGCTCGTCTCCTTCGCTTTCAGATACGATTGCATGGACGGGCAGTACAAGTGTTACACAGACATCTGCTTCTGGCATGTCAGCCTACGAAGCAGCTAAGACAGTGGTGGGTAACACTACAAACTTTAACTTAACATTGGCAGGGTCAACATGGTTCTCTACTGCTTCTAGTGCAACTTATGGTTCAGCCAAACCGTTCCCAGGAGGAACATACACTGCTGTTGTGCAGGCAAGCTGCATTGCTAAGTAGGTTAACCGCTGCTTTTTTGGTTTGGGGTTCTTTTGTAACAGCGCATGAGATGATCCCCGCCTACCCAGAAGTAAAGCCAAGCCATGTTAAAAACGTGGTCAAGGTAGAGATGACTCTTTTTAACTCTAGAGAAGAGATAAAATACTATCAGATTGATGTGTTTGATTTGAATTGGATGAACATACCTTTTTCTTCAACGTATAAAATTATAAAGGTCGACTACAAAGAACACAAAGATTTTGATATATACCTCCGAAAGAAAGATACGCCCGAAGCGGTATATCTGTGTACTACGTCAAAAGTAAAAAGGACGGACACGTCCAGAACTGTAATAGCTTCTAGGATATGTTCCAGATTAGATGGACCTCCAGCATGAGATTAACTTTACTTCTTTGTGTCATATCTAGTTCTGTCGTAGCCGACAGTAATTCTCTTTCCCTTGCGTTGCCGAGCCCTCCAATGAACTACCAATCGGATTCGTTTTCAACGGGCAGCACTCGATGCAGTAATGCTGTGGGTGGAGGTATAAACTTAGAGTATGGTGTAACCGGAGTTCTTTCTGGCCTAGATACTGACAGCCGTGGCAGAAATATAGGTGTGTATGCGCGTGTCGTTATACCTTTAGATAAACCTAAATCTCGTATAAACTGTGATGATCTTTATCAAATCGAGTTGACGCAACGCAGGTTGGAGATACAAAAACTACGCAATGAAATAGAAGCACTAAAAAACTTACAAAACGCTGGTGGCGAAATGGAGTTTGAAAACTAATGGATACAACCAGGATAGCAGATAACATTGATGGGCTTGCAGATCGTGAGTTTAAAACTGGCGGCATGAAGCTGTCGTTTGGTTCTATCGTGGCTATATTTGCATTTCTATCCACAGTTGTAGGCGGTCTATACGGTGGATTCGTAATGTATCAAAAGATCGAAGAAGTCGCAGGGTTAGATCTTGGAGAATATCAACAGGCAATGGACGTTATGGACGCCAAGGTAACTGGTATATCTGAAAAGGTTGAAGAATCCGTGGAATACAGCCGTGACATTAAAAACGGATTGAAAGATGACATCTTACGCATCGAGCAGCAGACAGATCGTATAGAGGATATGGTGCGTAAATCTGAGGACAAGGTTCGTACTATGATTGATAACGCAGAAGTTCGCTTCGAAAATCAACGAGAACGTGTTAGAGTGTCCCAGAGTGGCGATATGAAAGAGCTAGAGGATAAATTGATGGGTAAGTTACAACGGGCATTAGACAACCCGTTGGCAGATTAGGAGATTAACATGACAGAATTTGAAAAAGCCGATCTAGATGGTAGCGGCACAATAGACCAAACTGAGTGGGATAAGTTAGCATTAGAAGACAAACGTTTGAGAATGGCTGATGAAGACGCTCAACGAGACGCTCAACGGCAAATGGCGTGGTTTGCACTATTCGGTATGTTGTTGTATCCTTTATCAATAATTATTTGTAACTTGGCTAATCTTGATGAGGCCATGAAATCACTAGCGTCCATAGCTGGTGTGTATTTTGTTTCTGTAGCAGCTATCGTTGCCGCGTTCTATGGCAAGGAGGCCTACACAAAAGGAAAGGCGAATAACTAATGATGAGTTTAGTAAGTAATTTGGTGGGCCCTGTTACTGGGCTACTAGATAAAGTTATCGAGGATAAAGATCAAAAGGCCAAGCTGGCCCATGAGATCGCAACAATGTCCGACCAACATGCCCAGCAAGCGCTAATGGGTCAATTAGAGATAAACAAAGCTGAAGCTGCATCAGGCTCAGTTTTTAAAGGCGGATGGCGACCCTTCATAGGTTGGGTATGCGGCGTTGCTTTCGCTTATCATTTCGTACTGCAGCCATTAATTGTGTTCGGCGTAACCGCCGCTGGCGTTGACATTCCAGAGCTACCAGAATTTGATATGGGTAGTTTGATGACTGTTATGATGGGGATGCTCGGTTTGGGCGGACTTCGTAGCTATGAAAAGAAGCAGGGGTTGGCGAAGTAATATTGTGAAAATTCCTTTTTTAACCTTACGCCGACACATAGAGCTAAACGTGTACACGTTTCACGCTGGTCTGGAATTTCGTTATTTAGACCGCTGTGAGCGAAGTCCATATATGCAAGCACCACAGATCGCATC